TACATGTCTCCCAAATGATGTTGGGGAACAACATCGGTTTTATATCATTCTTTCTATATTTTGCGACAAGTTGATGTGGGAAAGAAGTTATGTCAACAATGATAAATGCCGAATAATCTTCTCCCACCCCTCTAGCTACGTCAACGGTGCAAACGTAATCATGATTTGGTTGTGGTTCGGCATATACGTCCAATCCATTACTACTTTGAATTGGTTTTTCATATACTAAAGATCTTAACTTTGCTGGACTAATAAGAGTATCAATCGATCCTAAGAATTCACACTCAAACTCAGTCTTGAATTGTTGTTCAGATGTGTTTGCAATAGTCTGTTGTTTCCATGCTTCATCTCTACCCGGAACTTCAGACCAATGAACTTGTGTTGGAACATATTCATTTGCACCTCTCTCCGCATCATGCCACATGCGGTAGAAATGATTCATACCCTTGGGGGTAGATACGATAATAATCTTGGTAGATTTACCAGATGAAATCGTAGGATAAACTGAACTGAAAAAGTCGTCAGCAATATGGTTTGGAACGAACGCAAATTCGTCCAAGAACAAAATATTAAATGTCATACCACGAACTGCTGCAGCAGATGTGGAAGCCGCCATGATCTTTGAACCATTTTCTAATTCAAGACTACCTTTGTTCCAAACAAGAACCCCCTGTTGCATCCACTTAGGCAAGTTCTCATATGCGGTTTGTAGTCTACCTAAAAGATCTCGGGCGGTAGATGCCTTGTTTGCAAGAATACCGATGTTTACATTGTCATTAAAGACAGCATAATGTAATAGGTAAGACACCGATGTGGTGGACTTACCCGTCTGTCGCGGCATCATACAAATATTAAATCGATTCTCATGAAATCGACTAATTAGTTTTTCCTGGAAAGGCCACATTTCAAAGTTAACGAGACCTTCGTCAACGTTAACAATTTTAATATAGTTTCTTGCGAAGTAAACCGGATCTTGTTTGCACTTGATAAACTCCTTGATTTGATCAGGAGTAAATTCAATTGCAGTATTTGCTTTTTTTAGATTCGGATTGCCAAGGTATACATTATCAGCCATAAATTAATCAACAATTCCAAGCTCTTAATGATTTATTGATTCTGCTATTTGGATCACTGGCAGTTTTGGAAGAAGTGAGTTTCTTCTTCATGCCTTTCATCCGCGCACAAAAGCTTTTTCTACGAGGGTTCCCAACTTTCTTTGAAGGTCTCTTAAGATCGCTTCCTGGATTTTCTCTCTCGTAGCTTTTTCTTCCTTTTTCATTTAATCCACCTTCTTTATTTTTACCTGCTTTGCGAGTCCATGCTGCTGCTTCATCAACCTCTAGAGCGGGACACTCATCCTCTCCATGAATAGGGCATTTTTTCCCTTTTGGATTGTGGGAACATTTCATTGATGCCCCTTTGGCCTCCATAGATATTTCTCTTGGTGTGCCTGCATCAGAAATAGAAGTTTCTTTAATTGTTTCTCCGTCTCTGATTGTGGATTCCTTTTGTTCTGCATCGAGTTTGGCTGCTATTGCCATCTCACGACGTTTCTCTTTGGTTTTACCTTTGAACTGAGGAGCCTTAGATTTATAGAAGTCTTTGACGACATCACCCATTTCTGCTTTCTTTAGGTTTAGTTTCTCGTCAACGGACTCTACGTCGTGGTGGCTGGTCTCACTTTCGTTCATGTAAATTAAAGGACGATTAGGATCAATGCCTGATGAATGTGCGTTCAATAACACGGCACCTGGATATACTTTTCTAATCGCGTCTAAAATTTCTGCTTTTGTTGGTTTCTTGGTTTGTGGGAAAAACATTTGTGTTGCGTAAGTTTTTCCTCTCCAAGTGAATACGACCATTAGGATTTGTCCGGTCTTGGCCTGAATCCTAACAATCTCATCGAGATGTGAAAGATCTGTTTGTTCAATGCTGACATTAGTTTCCTCCTTCTTCACACAGTTATTATAGGTCTTACCAAACATTTTTTTGGTTCCCTTTTTCTCATAACCTTTCCAGCACTTTTGACCCTTTTCGTTGAGTTCTACAGCACCGATGGATTCTAACGCAGCAATTTGTGAAGGAGTAAATCCTTCTTTCTTTGTCTTGTTACCCCAGTTAGCCGCACCTTTTTTACGGCATTTGACCAATGCTCCAGAAGCATATGCGCTAGGCCAAACACTATAACGTGACTTTACTTTGTGGTAACAAGCATCCTTAGTTCCACTACCTTTACCCTTTTTATCAGATTCAATGATGTTTTCTTCTTTCATTTTCTTCTTGGGTTTGTCAGTTGAAACGTAAGTTGGTTTAGCAGCACCAGACTTTTGTTGTTGTCCTGGATCTGCTTTCTTTTTACGACGTGCAGCAGAGAGTCTTTCCGACTTACTCATACTTGCTCTTTTAGAAGAGGATACGCATTTTGGAGTTCCCTCTCCTGGTTCATCACTGGCACATGTGCCACCTGTGACAACGTTGACCCAACCACCTTTACCATCTTTTGATTTGGATCCTTTAAACCACTTATGAAGACTTCCTTCACCAAGTCCGCCTCCATTTCCACCACCATTACCATTGCCGTTGCCATTGCCGTTACCACCGTTAAGTGGTTTGTCAATACCAACTTCCTCAGGTTCTCTTCCCCCACCAGAAAATCTGGCAGTGGTCTTCATACCCTTAGGGATGGGTTTACACTTCTTATCAGTGTAACAATAGTATGACCCTTTGGGACACTTATTCATCTTATCAAAAGTAGTCTTTTACTATTTATGAAGAAATTGTATCTGAAACTATCAGACTTCCTTCAAAGTACTTTGTTATAGGTCCGGTAGAAGTTCCACCAATTACATCATAATAATATCTACCAGAGGTTAAAATACCGCTAGTGCTGTCTGTCATTGAAATTATTCCACCACCACCAGCTGCAGATGTAATACCAACTGTAAAGGCTGCTGGGGAAGAAGATGTGGGGTGTTTTCTTATTTTCGCTGTTAGAGCAAATCCCGTGAGATTCACCACAGAATCATTATCATCAGTAAAGGATAAGGTTTTGGAAAAATCGCAACCTTTATCAAGTTTGATGTTAACTACTTTCGCGGTCATTGTTCTTTTTTAACTATTTAGAAATCAAACCTTTGTCAAGGTCTTTGAAATTTTAAAGACTGTAGAAGAATCAGAACTAGGAGTTGCCTTTATCCGAACACTGCCAGAATTGACATCTGCATCAAAAGTAGCTAACACAGATCCATTTCGGATAGTTCCAAACTCAGACAGATATACACTAGACCCATCATGCAAAACATTCAAAGTTGTAACATGATACGATGTACCCTGAGTTATTTGAATTTGATACTGGGCAGATCTGTATACTGTTGCACTGAAAGTATCAACAGCAGTCTCACTTGTAGTGGTTGTGGTCGATGTTGCGGCTTCCAAACTAACAATAGTTGTGGCAGTTCCATTACCAATCTGCAAACCACTTCTAGCAGTAGAAAGTCCAACTGCATCGATGTTAGTTACATCTTCATAGGTTAATGTACCGCCGATAGTTACATTACCGGAAGCGGTTAAAGTTCCGATTGAAATATTGGGCGTACCAGACAATCCAGTCGCATTACCGGTTAAGGGACCAACAAAACTGGTAGCGGTAACGATACCAGTTACTTCTAAAGAGCTTGCAGTTGCAATACCGAGAGATGATGTTTGCTCAGTAACTACAGTTGAGTATGCAATTCCTCTTCCTGGTCCTGGATATGATCTACCGGTGCCGTCAAGAGTTGCTCTAACTGGAGTAATAAAAGAAACATTTGATGGTGGATTTACTAGTGTCCCACTACTTGGAGAAGAGAAATTAGATCCAGAACTATGAACTGCGTCCCAATTTCCAGTAACTATATTGAAAATAATTATTTTTGAATTATCACTTTCATGTAAGAAGTAGTAATATCCACTTGTTTCTTGGAATCTAGCACTACCAGATCTAGTTGGTGCAGTAGCTAGTACAAAAGAAGTGCTTTGTCTTTCATACGTTCCTTCATTATTTGAATTAAATCCTTTTAAAGTTAACTTTGAATAGTCAACAGAAAATTTACCCTGATTCTGAAATAAAGGTGCTAATGATATAGATGCTCCAGATCCAACAACAATTTCATCGATACCAGTTATTTCTTTATTGTTTGGATCTAAAGTAATGGATCCTTGACCAACGGTAAGAATGCCCGTAACTCTTGCGTCACCCTCAACATATAACGAATATCCTTCTTTAGCAGTGGTTCCAATACCTACACTTTTAGTTGTGCTGAGTCCAACTCCATCTAACGTCCAATCACCAAGACCAGCAACCCAATCTCCGTTTTTGCGTGTATAAGAATTGCCGTCTACCGGCGCATCTCCAATACCACCTCCACCAACAGCAGCGAGTTGAGTTTGAATTCTATTGATGAATAATCTATAGTGTTCTGATAACTGTTTGAAGGTTACAAACTCTTGGCCCAGTGGGGTGAGTGGATCCGAATTGTTTGTTTCGGGTGGTATGTTTAAAAGACCCTCTGACAGATTTTTTGTTTCTTCTTTTAAATTCTTTTGTGTAGATTTTATACGTCGTACAATTTCATATAGATCTTTGATTTCCTTATCGTAATATTTTACTTCCGGAATCTTTGGCATCTCCGGAATTTCTTGTCGAACACCAGAAATTTGTTCCGCAAGTTGATCTTTAAGTTCACTAAAATATTTGAGTAAGAGTTCATCGGTTTTGACGCTCTTATCATTTACTTCTTCAAGATCTTTTTTGATCTTTTGTTTTAGGGAATTGTATTCTCCTAATATTTGTTTTCTTAGTTTACGATCATCGTCTTTGGACTCCTTATGGAAGTTCCACATCTTAAGAGAAGATGCGCTGAGCTCTTTCCAAATTTTGTCCTTTTCTTCTTCAATCTTTACCTTGATTTTTTCACCAAGATCTTTTACATCAAAAGAAATTTTTTCGGAAACTACTACATTTTCAAAATATTTTTTCTCTACATCCTCTGTTAGGCGTTGTAAATCTGAATCAATTTTCTCACGAACACTCTCTACAGTGTTATTGATCTTTGTAAAGTCTTCATCAATAACACTGAAAGTTTTGCCAACCCAAGAGAAATCCGGAACATCATGAATTCCATTGACCCACTCAGGAACAGTTGGAATTGAATCTTTTATCCCAGAAATCTGTTCAGAAAGTTCTTCTAATTCTTTATCGTAATATTTTACTTCTGGAATGTCGGGAATATCTTTCCTGACATCGTTGATCATTCTGACCAGTTCTGGCCAAGGTGGAACTATATCTTGTACTTCTGCGAAAGTATTTCCGTCAGCATCTTCTATTGTTTCTGTGCCTTCCTCTATTTCTTCTTTTTCAATATAGTCCTCTACAGAAGGCAAATCTTCTTCTGCTAAAAGATCTTTAATTGATGGGAGGTCGTCATTGATCAAATCGTCAATAGACGGCAGATCTTCTCTGGATCGGGACATGTTATTAGTAACTCTGGTACTTTGGGATTTTTCTCCCTATCAATTTATTTAGGATCCTCTTTAAATCCGTCTTTTAACATCTTCGCTAGTTCTGCAGTAGATCCAACAAACATAGTGTTGTTGACAGTAGATGGTGCTTTGGTCGCATGACTATCATCGATATCTTTCATTTTCTTTTGAAGATCGATGAGTTTATCTGTCGTGTCGGATACGTTTTTAAGTATCTGTCCAACTACTTCATATGCCCTAGGAGAATCACTTTCTTGAGCTAACTCCATGACACTATTGAGAGCTTCTTGACCCTTCTCAATCAATGAATACAAATTTCCTCGCGTATAGTCATAATCTTTCTTGGCATCATCGACACTAGATGGTTTAATTTTTTCTGGTGCCTTTTCGACAGAGACTTCGACCTTTGGAACAATATTTCCATCGGTGTTAAAAGTCTCATTCAATTTTGAAAATTTGTCGGTCATGGATCAATGTCGGCATTCTGTGAAGGACTATACTGTTTAAAGTCTTGGAAGAACGAAGTGGTTTCGTTAAATCCAAAATCATCTCCAATTTCAATGAGAGCATCATCAGCCTCGGTGAGCAGATTGACAGCATCTCCAGAGAGGTGTGGTTGTTTGGCAGTCCCATCTTGTCCACGAAGAACTTTCAGAGTATTGCCAGATTTAGATTTGACGAAGAATTCTTCGGTTCCAATAGATATGTATGTTCTGACCGAGATAGAAGAAGCATCTGCAACTTTGACAGTTGCAGTGTCTGGAGAAATGTCCTCACTGAGAGTAGTGGTAGCATCATCGTTGTAATCTTGTGTTGCTCTAGGAGTAACACTGTAACGCATCTCTCTTCTTGGACTTCTAACGTCTCCACCAGTCATGTAATCGATAGTAGCACGTTTGATGACACCATCGGAATCCTGTGGAACTGGACCAAACAGATATGTTTGTGCCGTGAAGTTCATGGTATATACCATTGTCCTTCTTGTATCAAAATTACCTTCATAGTCATCTTGCATATTGATGCTATCAAGGATTACTGGGATATCTCTTTTCTCCCCAATCTCTTTGACCAAATTAACGGTCATAGTAAAATGTGGTTGAAAATATGGTAATATTTGTTCTACGATTTGTAATGCGTCTTCATTAGTTTTTGCCATAACGGAAAGTTCAAACTTAACGTCATACGGAACTGGCATATAAACTTTTCTACTAGATGCCTTTGAATCAACAGGTCTAGTTTTGAAAGTTTGAGTTGTTGAAGTTTTTCTTCTTGGAGAATAATCAATACCAGTCATTTCAAAAGAAATTCTTGGCAACGTGATCTGAGTCGATTTGTTTAGATCACCATCCTGTTGTTCAATTCTAGCAAGAAACTTTTGAGTAGGACCATACGCCAGCGGAACTTTCATTCTACTGAAAACGTTGTTGTCGGAACCGATCTTACGAATTTCGATGTTGTTAAACAACGTACCGAATCCAATTACGGTCTTTCGTAAAATTTGGTGGTAAAAGTATTCAAACACTGGTCTAAAAGTTTCCTATAACTATTATTTAGATCTCTCCGAAAGGATTGCGTTCGGTGAAGTCCAAAATACCATCTGCGGCAGATTCTATGGTTAGGTTTTGTGCAAACACATCATCAACATCTTGATCGTCTGCCGTCTTAGATTTCAAGACATATACGGCACCAGAAGTTCCGCCGGTAATGGATTCTCCAATTGTAAAGATTCCTGTGCTGATGCCAACTTTAAGAATTCCAGTCGTAGCATCCCAATCTTTTACATTTGCCGTAACACCCGATGAACCACCGGTAAGAGTTTCGTTATAAACATAAGTTCCACCAGACGCTGTGGTTGGTCCCTGTAATGTGATTTCGGGTGGAAGTATGTAACTATTTCCTGCATTGGTTATGTGTATACTAGTTACCACTCCTGATGTATTCATGGTAGCAATACCAGTAGCAGCTGAGACACCA